CATCAACTGATATTGCATCGGCGTGCCGCCCACACTCGCATACGTCGTGCTATAGCGCACCACAGACCCACTATCAATCTGAATCAGGAGAAACCCACTCTGCTGTGTCGAGGTCGTATTCCCCGTCAAGGCCACGCCTGACTGGCTACAACTCACCCCATTATCGGTCCAACTGACCGTCACCACTAACGAGCTTGAGGTTGACGCAGCTTGAGTCACGCGCGTCGTATAGCTCACCTGATACAACCCCTGCGGCAACGACGGCGTCTCAATGTCGGTCGCCGCAATCGACGCGGCGTGATCTTCAACATTCACGTAGCCCACATTGCGCACGACCGCCTTGAGAGCCGTATACACCCCAGTGATCCACTGAATCCAGGTCAGGGCGAGCTTCTTGACGGATAAGACATCATCCCGAATGGGAGCCGGGGCGACGGTCGTTGAGGTGACATTCACCGGCAGATGCATTAACTCACTCCGATCTGCGCGCCAGGAAGTTCCGCGCCCACCAATCGCCACGGCACGGGGTCACTTGCGGACCATTCAAACACCCGCCGGCCCCCTCGAGACTGTCCCAAGCGATTGAACAAGACCCGCGTGGAGAACTGCCCCTGCCGGCCAGCGGACACCGTCAGTTCATTGCTCCAGGTCTGACCCGCATCGTTAGAATAGCGCAACATACACTGCGGGTTAGACCCCTGCCCTGTCCCAGACAGGCCAATGCCGGTCTGCAGCAACACAATCATCTGCGGATAGGTCACTTGTCGCTGGTCGCGCACAATATGAGGACAAGCGCGGAGACGGCGAATGCCCGTCCCATCCACCTCGGTGTAGAGCGCATTGGACATCTCGTATATCGTGCCGGTCGTGCGGTCGCCAACTAAATGTCGGTTGAAGACCGCGACTTGGAACGCAACACGATACGCCTCGAATCGGTTCGTCGCAGTATTCCAATAACCACGCTGATGCCACGTATTCGTCGAAGCGTCAAACACCCACGTCACATTCGCCGACGGGAACGTCAAGACGTAGAATTCATGCCCATCCATCTGATACGTCATGGCTAATGCGTCCGACACCTGTGCATAGCCCTGTATCGCGAATTCCACCGCATGGGTGCTGATCCGCACGCCGGTCAACCCATCCGACCGCAACACCATCGCGTCCCCTTGCGTGTTCGCCTGCAACCACAACACGGAGGTGCCGAGCGTGGCCGCCGAAAACGACGCCGCGGTGCCATTGGTCAAAAAGCCATTCGGGACCGGCGCAAAGGGAAACGGAAAGGTCCCTAGGTTCTGCCACACTTCGGTGGTTTGTGACCCCCACAACCAAATGTAGGAGTAGTTGACCGCCATGGCTTGCCACTTGTCTGCGCCTTGCGTGCGCTGGGCAATCTGCGTCGGGTCCCAAGTGGTGCCATCCAACAAGCCAGAGACTTTCAACGTCGAGGTGGCCGCATCTAACGCGAGGAAATACCCATCCAGATACGCGCCCATCGTCACGCCGGTCAAGACCGACGCACTGAGCGTATCGGTCGCCAAGGTGAAGATGTAGCCGTTATCGCCAGAGGTGATAAAGAGTTCCCCTCCGGCATCCCCGGAACTCGAGATGGTCGCGGGATTGGTGTCCAAGGCCACTTCGCCGTGTTCGGTCAAGGTGCCATCCGAGAACACTTCGTAAAACTTGAACCCCACGACCGCAAAACACCGGCCGTCCTGCGCAAACATGCCCCGAATGGGCCCTTCCGCAAACGTGGTGAACGTCGAGAACCCCGGGCACGGATACAAGGCAGTGGGCTGCGCTGCGCCGGCCGACTCAAGCACCTCGGGATACAGATTCACGCACCGTTCGCTGTCCGCCAACGGGCTTTGACTCTGATACGACGGACCGACAAAAGAGGAGAAATTCATCAGTCGGCCTCATAAGCCGAGACAAAAGCCATGGCTCACTACACCTCCACCCACGACACGCCCACGCCCACTGTCGCACTATGCGTCGAGCCCATCGACAGCGTCATCGTGTCGCCCGGGTGCAAAACAATATCCAGCGGTGTCATGTCAATCACCGACGAATTATCGACCGCCACAATGGCGTTGTATTCCACCGTGCCGCCGGTCAGAGTCGTCCCGGCTGTGTCGTAACTGATCACACTGGTACCGCTGGTGATCGTCACGCCATTGTCAGCCGTTGTTCCGCCGATCGCGGTGTAACTCGGCGTGCCGCCCAGTGTTGCATTCCGCACCATACGCATAGTCGCAATCCCACTTGCCGCCCCGCCCGTGCTTGCGCCAAAGGTCACCGTGCTGATATGCACCTCAGACCGATTCGCCACACCATTGAATGTCGTGCAGTTCTTGAGCGTGAGGATATTCGTTGAAGTCGTGATCGTGCTTTTGTTGTTGTCGACACCATGCGTGGGCCCGAGGAACTGGTGGATATTCCCGAGGAAGACGCTGGTCGCCATACGTTACGCCGCGACCAATCGTGCAGTGATCGACCCGCCTCCAGAAATCGCCGTCGAGACCCGCGCACGCACAAACGCATACGCGCCCACCGTGAGATGCACCGCTTTCTGCACGCCACCGGACACGTCGGACGCATTCACCGTACTGATGACGCTGGGAGTCGCCGCCCACACGTTCTCTTTCGTGGGGAATCCTTCCTCAATCGTGATCACCCCGCCAGAGGTCGTGCCAAGCCCACTAATATAGAACACGATATGCGTATAGCTTCGCACATCCACCCACGGACTGGTGGTTCCATCGTTAATGGCGGCTGTGAGTACATCCGCCTGTAAGTAGCCCTGTGTCATGGATTAACTCCCTGTTCCTGTGCGGATGTTATAGCCATACCGACTGTTCGACGTAATCGCAATGTCGGTCGGCATATCACTGATTTGCAGATTCCCACGCTTGAAGATCGCCAGAGACTGACGCGCCATGCGGAGGGTCTCTGGGTCCACGGGACGCCCAAACGGCTTACAGAGGCGCACCGCCAGATTGTAGAGCAACGCTTCCTGACACCCCGGCGGTAAGTCATAGTTCGTCGCCAAATCGGCAAACGTCGACAACTGCTTTCTTAGATACAACACGATCTTGTAGGCCGTTGACGTGGGAATCGGCCACAAAATAATTGTGCCCAACCCGCCAGAAAATGACGGGATGTAATAGCAGTCCGTGAAAAACACGTTCGTGAGTTGCTTGACCTGATTGACCGCATACGCGTCGACGGTAAACAACGCCCGGGGAATTTCTACCTCAGACGCCGTGCCAGGGTTCTGCAACACCGCCACCGCATAGATGCTGTTCGGACGAGCGGTGTCGAAATCGCCCCCTGGGCCAATGGTATACGGGTTGTCGGGCCCCCCTTTGTTCGCCGTAAGGGTAAATGTTTCACGGGCCGTCACCGGAATCGTGCCCGGTTGCAACGACCAGCCCCCCAGCATCAGATTGAGACGCGACAACCCCAAGGCGGCATCATTACTGTTGGGGGTTTCCCCCGCACCAATCGCGCCTATCTCCTGCAGGGCGTCGGTGATGATGTCAAGTGCTGCCGCCATGGTCCCTCTTCGTCAGAAAGCCGGACGCCCCACTGCAAGACTCAGACACACACAGGTCAAGCGCGCGTGGAGCGTTCAGCCCGAGGTTAAGAACCCGAAGGAACCGCAGCCGACACTTCGCCGACCGAATAGGTCACGCTCATAAACGTGCGCCCTGCTGTTGTGGCTGGCGTGCCCACGGTGATCGTGCCGAGGATGCTCGAACCCGCGGCGTAATACTGGCCGAAGTTGCTTGAGGTCGGACCCCGTCGTCCAGTGGCCGCCACCAAATATGCGCCTTCCTTGCCGCCCCACTGACTGCTGCCGTTAATTGCCAGCACTTCGCCCACAAGCAGGTCAGTCGCCTTGAGGTTAATCGCCTCAAAATAGCCGTTCGGATCGTCCGTATCACCCACATCCATAACCGCGCTGCCACCCGTCCACAGCACGGAGGAAGTAATGCGCACATCATGCAGCCACGCGCCAGCCGGAATCGTTACCGTGCCGGTGTGGGTCGTGTTGGTGGCATTTTCAGTGAAACTGACAACCTTCGTAACCATCACTCCGGTCGGGCCGGTGCCCGTAAAGGCTCCACCCGTCACTGACGGACTCGTCAACGTCTTGTTGGTGAGAGTCTCAGTGCCAGTCAGTGTGACACTGGCCGCGGCGTTGTCGTTGATGATATCAATGGTCTCCTGAATCAGAGCCCCACCAGAACTGGTTATTGCCGTCAATGCCATCGTGCCCCCTTGTCTCGCCCGAGATGGGCCTTACTGCGTCTTCGCCGGCCGTCCCCGCTTTTTGACGGGGGTCACCGGAATTTCAGCGACGTGCTCGTCGACACTGGCCTCATAGTCCTGTGCCTCCGCACGCGCCGACTCACTCATGGTCCGTTCCTGATACGCCCGATTGGCGGCCAGCTTCGCGAGGTCACGATCTTCCCGCTGGAACAGGTCCAACGCCTCCTGCTGGGTCGCCAGAAATCCACGCGACTGCAGGTTGCGCTCCTCCTGCTCGTCATGGACGATGTGCCGTTCCACAACCTCAATCTTGCCGACCTCGTTCCGGCCAGCCTTGTAGACCATCTTCGGGAATTCTTTGAACAGGCGAGGGCCCCGCTTGCCACGGTCAGTGCCGATGCGGAAATCGTCAAACTCATGCTTGAGCACTTCTTCGGCGTATTTCGTGCCGGGGGCGACTACTACGGCCATGTCACTCTCCTTTAAGAGTCACTCCGGGTGAGAGGACATTCTCCCACCCGGAGGTCGTGCAAGGTGCTACGCAATCGCGACCGACACCGACGTGGACGTGCCGGTGATGGTCGGTGCGCCGATGATCACCCAGATGCCGTTGCAGGCCATCAGGGTGAAGCCGACCTGACCGCCGGTCTGCAGCGTGATCACGTCGTAGCCCGACCCGGCATTGCCAAACCCCGCGGTGTAGGTCACCGTGGAGGCCGACTTGCCGTTGCCGATGATAATCAGGCAATCCCCGTCCATGTCTTTCGTGGGGTTCGCCAGCGTCATCGCCAAGGTCGAGGTGCCATTGATCACCGCGACCGCGTCGGTCCCCGGCGTGGGCAGCGCAATCGCGCCGGTCGCCGAATAGCTGGTCATCGTGCGCGCCCGACCCGCAATCGGATACCCGGGGACCACCTGGGCCGCCGGATCCCCAAATTCCGAGGGGGTGCCATGCGTCACGTTCGCGCTGGAGGCGTGCGCCTGCGCCACGGTGCCACTCTGGCCCCGCAGAACCGGCACCACCGTGGAGCCCGAGACATAGCCCTTCGTCACGCGCATCAGTTCTTGATCCACGCGGACGATGTCGCCAATCACCAATCCCGTGGCCGAAGTCACGGTGATTTTGCTGGCATCTGCCGCACACGCGGCTGCAAGTGTCGTGGTTGTCAATGCCATGATTTAGCTCCAGGCTCGGACGGCGAAGTAAGGAAGAATGGTCGCGACCCCGCCGATGGTGTCGCACCGTGAGGGCTGCTGGTCCGTCTGGATGTTATACTGCTCCACCCAACGCATCGACAGCTTCTGCTTTTTGGAGTTCACCCGCTTGGCGTTCGCGCCAGCGAGGTTGTCGGGCAGGTCCACCATCACGAAGGCAAACGCCGCCGGGTTGAAGATCAGCGACTGGTTCGACACAATCGCCGACATCGTCGCACTCACCGTGCCCGTCGAGCCCACGAACGTGATCGCCGCGCCATTCGCCGGAGACGCCGTCACCGTCTGCAACTGCCCCGTGGTGATAATCGACGGGGAGATGCTCAACGTCGCCGTCGACGAACCCGAGGCATCCGCCGTCAGCACAAACTGCTGCAGGATGCGCGTGTTGGTGTAGGACACCGGGTTGACCGCATACACCCCGGCAATCGTGAACACGTCGCCTTCCTTTAGCGCATACGTGCCCATGCCTGAGATGGCAAGTGTCGACCCCGTCTGGTCTGCGCCAGACACCACCGGCGTGGACGTCGTGAACGTGCCGGTCGTGTGCGCCGGCATCAGGGCGTCCGTATACCAATCCTTGATCGACAGCGCGTTGGACGCCACGTAGCCCTTTTCAAACATCTCGCCGATCTTCTTCGACGGGTTGAACAGGGCGAAGTTGGCATTCGCGATGTCCGCCATGGCATCGGGCTCCATGACCGCGCAGAACCCATCCGGCACGGCCACCTTGCGCAGCAACGCCGACGCCCCGAGGAACGACCGATTGCTGGTGTTCGGCACGCCCGGAGACCCGATGGAGAAATACGCCGTCTTGTAGAGCTCATTGGCGGCGAAGCTGTCCCACTTGGACGCCTGCGCCTGCCCGGCTGGAATGGTGTAGCGTTCCTGCACCTCTTCCACTTCCAAGGCCGTCTGCGCACTCGACCAGCCCATGCCCACCTGGAACTGCTTGTTCACCGTGATCGGCACCGTCTGGTTGAGAATGCTCTGCTGCTGCAGGGCCTGTCCTTCGGAGACTTCCCACCGCTGCTGGATACGCACATTGATCGTGTCGCCGATCTGCGCGCCCTGCGGCTTGTTCATGAACGAGTCGTCCCACTGACGATCACACTGGTTCAGGAACGTCAGTTCGTTGTTGAAATTGAGTGCAGTGTCCTTTGTAACCCACGTAGGGGTGATGAACGTATTCATACGCCCTTCCTCTTCTGTCCCGGCTTACCCGCGTCGTCGCTTGTCGAGTCTGAGGTGCCCATACCGGGACGCGTGGTCCTCGAGGCTTTCCTCATCACTCGGCGCGGAATCGCCGGATCGCATGGGACCTGTCCGCACCGGAGTGGGCGGCCTGGGCACCTTTATCGATGATGGAGATGACGTTGTCGCTCCGGTCGTGCCGACAGACATCATCCGATGCAGCTTGCGTCGGATAATCTCGACGTTCTGTTGCGTGACCGGCTGCGAAGCAGTCAGCAACGTGAGTTCCTCGAGTTCATCGGGGTGACTCGCGAGGAAGAGTGCCATGTCGGCCCCGCGGTTGTCAAGCATGATGCTGACATCCAACAAGGGCGGGGGCTGCACCTTGACCGACTGCAGCACCTGGGCCATCTGGGGATTCGCTTGCACGGCGGCCTGTAACCGCTGCTGATGCGTCTCGCGCACCGTCGACCAGTAGTGTTCAGCTTCCTGCGTGGTTTGCTGAAACCGCGCCTGCTGAGCGCGCATTTCCGCCTCCCGCTGTTCCTGCTGCCGGTCCCACTTCGCCAACGCACGCTGCCACGCCCCATACGGGTCGTCCCGGTCGGCGAAATCCTCAATCGTCGGTTCAGGGTCGCCCACCACCGGCCGCGGGGCTGGCGGCAACACAAAAATCGGCTCCTTCGCCTTCGGGGCGGACTCAGCCTCCGCCAGTTGGTCCTGAATCGCGATCTGTTCGCGCGCCAGCTTCTGCACCCGCGGGGAGCCGGTCTTCGCCAACTGCTCGAGGCGTTCCCGTCCCTCGCGATTGGCCTTGCTCAGTTCCCGAATCACCGGCACATCTTCAGGCGTGGCCTGCTGACTCCGGGCCCTAGTGCGTTTCTTGAATTTCCCGTCTTCATCCCGTTCAACGTCATCAAACGCCGACGGCGGCTCCGCGGTTGACGCGGCCGGGGCGTCACTGACTAGGGTTGACGGGTCACTTTCCACTGCCACTGGCGGCAGGGTGGGCTCAGACGGCGTGCTCTCAACACTCGGAATACCGTAGTCGTCACTCATTTAGAGGGTCTCCGGACCTATAGCCTGTTGGGCGAGTAGTTCTTGATACCGTCGTTGGTCTTCGCGCTCTTCGGCCTCGGCATCCACCGCGGCCCTCAGGATCTGCGCTTGTTGCTCACTCGCCATGCGCTGCCCATGCCGGCTGTCTTCGTGCCCCTGGCGCAGTTCCTGAATTTCCCGCTCCAGCTTCGCCTTCTCTAACGCCACTTGCGCTTTCAACTGCTCAATCTGGAGCTTGTTCTCGGCTTCCAGTTGCGCAATCTGCATCCGGGTCTGGGCCTCAAGTTGTTTCTCCGCCATGCCCGACTGCGCCTGCTGCAGAGCCTGACCCATTTCCTGCATCTGCATCTGCATCTGCTGCATCTGCCCCTGCACTTCCGGTGACAGCGGCGTCTGCCCCGACTTCTTCGACTCAATCATCTGCTGAATGGGCGGAGCCAACATTACCTTCGCCCGTTCGGACATCTGCTTCGAGCCCGGGCCATCCTGCGCGGCAAAGAACAAGTCACCAAACCACGTCATCAATGCGGGATTGGCGGCAATCATTTCTCCTGTGATCTGCGCTTCCTGGTCTCGGCGGGTGCCTTCCGATTTCGCCACCTTCACCACGACGTTGAACCGCGCATTCTCCGTCAGGCGATACGTCTTGGCTTCCGGCACCGGCATCGGGCCATTCGGCCCCATCAGTGGCTGTCCATCTGGACCCATCTGCGGCGGGGCCGGCACGGGCCGGTTGTTCTGGCTCACAAACGGCTGCCCAATCATAATTGTTTCGGCCTCGTTCTCACCGTTGATGATGCGCGCAATCCGTCCCGGGGTCTGGCCGTAAATCGGGAATAACAACGAGTTGATAATCCGGCCTTCGTGGCGCACCGACCGCACCAGGTTGTCCATGTAGTTCGCGGTGCCCTTATTCGCTTGCGCAATCAGACTGTCTGCGAGTTTGCCCGACCGCACCGACTTGTCGACAATCCCCATCGTGGGGTCCGTCGCGCCGATGGAGTTCTGCACCATCTCGTTGAACATCTGCGTGGCGGCCATGGTCGGCTGGATCTGCGCATCACGGGGCGCACTCTTCGGCGGCCCCACCATGTCCCCATTCGCATCACGGTTGTTATACGGCAGATACGGCAGGGTGCGCGTGTTGTAGGCGTTCCAGAAGGCTTCAAACCCTTCCGTCTGCCCATCCGCCACCATTAGGGGGGTGATCACCGACAGCCCGATGTTCTCCACCGACTTACTCACCATGAAGTTGATCCCC